GGCTTCCGATTACGCAATAATGGAGGACTTGCAAAAAAGAGCATCTGCGGAAAGTAGATTAATGAATGATGACGAAAGCAGACAATGGGATGCTGCTGACAAGTCATTTGCAAGCTACACCAATGAAATTGCTCGTTTGGAGAAATGGGAAACTATTAACCAAGAAAGTAGAGGTATACAAGAAATTGAGCAATCAATAGCTATGATGCCTACTAATCAAAGAGACATTGTAAAATCTCCAGAGTATAACTCGGCGTTTTTTAAAGCACTTTGCAAAAGGTCTTTAACAAGCAGTGAGTCATCAATGCTTAAAGAGATGCGTGGAACGGCAACAATCACAACTTCTGAAAGCGGTTTAGCTGGTGGTTATGTTATTCCTTACCAATTTTCCTACGAGCTGGAAAGGACTATGGCATATTACGGGCCAATGCTAACAGTTTCAAGGATTATAACTACTCCACAAGCAGGTACTTTGTACTGGCCAAAGGTAAATGATACTGCAACTGCTGGCAACTGGCACACTGAAGCTGGACCGGTGACTGTTCAGGATATGACATTTACAAGAGAAACTTTTAACGCACACGTTTTAAATACTTTGGTAAAAGTATCTGTTGAATGGGCAAATGACGAGTTTGGTTTGTTAAACACTGAACTACCAGTTATGTTGGGTGAGCGTTTAGGTCGTGGCTTAAATACTGCATTTACAACTGGTGATGGTTCTGGTAAGCCAACTGGCTTTAAAGATGCTGCTCCTTCCGGTGTTGCATCTGCTTCTTCAGGTGCGTTTACTGCTGCTAACTTGGTTGACCTTGTTCACAGCGTTGATGTAGCTTATAGAAATAGTCCTTCAGCTGCATTTATGATGCATGATAATATTTTATCTGCCGTTAGAAAGTTAAATTTCGACACTGCAAATAATCCGTTATTCCAACCATCATTAAGAGAAGGTACTCCAGACAGATTGTTAGGATTTAATTATTATGTAAATAATGATTTGCCTTCTGCGCAAACTACTGGAGCAAAAATAATTTACTTTGGTGATTGGTCAAAATACATTATTCGTCAAGTTGCCAACAATGTACTTGTTCCATTGCGTGAGCGTTTCATGGATGAAATGGAAATAGGTTTCTTGATGTATGCAAGATACGATGGCAAATTGCTACAAACTGCTGCAATTAAGCATTTGAAGAATTTGGGATAAGCAATAATTGGTTTGATATGGAGGAGTTGGAATATACTCCTCCATTTTAAAATATAAACAAATGGCTTGGAAAGTTACGACAGCACCAGTAAATGAACCTTGGACACTTGCCGAGGTTAAAAGCTATTTAAAGATTGATGATTCCAACGAGGATTCAATGTTAAATACTTTAATCAAAGGTGCGAGAATGGTAGCAGAGAGTTATCTTAACCAAGGTTTAATTACTCAAACAGTTACAGAGAAATTGGATAGGCTTGGCGATCCTACTATTTACCTAAGCGTTTCCCCAGTGCTTGCTGTTTCCTCTTTCCAATATGCTAATAGCGAAAATACAACAGCTACATTTGCAGCGACAGACTATGTCGTTGATACTTTTTCTAAGCCTGCCAGGCTGAACCTTGGCTATGGCAAAACATGGCCGACATTATACGGTAATATTAATGATGTTACTATAACTTATACTGTTGGCTATGGCACAGAATCAAGTGCTGTACCTTTCCAAATAAGACAAGCTATTCTTTTAATGGTAGCTGATACCTACGAGAATAGACAAGACTACGTTAAAAAATTACCTACTGCATCTCAATATTTACTCGATCAATATCGCGTTCAATATTTCTAATGAAGTATAACAAAAATGAAATTATTGGTCGAATGCGTGATCGGATTACCATCCAAAATGTCACACGTTCAAAATCTGGCACAGGTTATGCCTCGGAGTCATGGGCTGATATTACAAGCGTTTGGGCAAATGCTGAAATAAAATTACCTCCATCAAATGAAACGGTTATTGATGGAAAGAATACTGCAAAAAATATAAGCGATTTTACTATTAGATATACAACTTATATAAGCGAAGAAAGCCGTATAGTTTGGAATGAAAAATTATATCAAGTAAAAAATATTAAAGTAAGTCACGATAGGAGATTTATAAGTTTTCAAGGAGAGTTTTACGACTCCTACATTATTACTGGCGTTTCCGTTGCTGCCATTCTTTCGGCAAATGCAAGCCTATCATCCAGTGTTAAAATTATACATAGTGTTCTTGCTGCAATGAATGCGATAGCAACGACCAACGCTGAATTAACAGTAAGCCAACAAGGTCAAGTCTTGGCGGCTGCCAATCTCTCTGCATCTGGCAATGTTTCTGCCAGTGTTACAAAAGTGATACCAATCAATAGCGATGTTACGGCAAATGGCACTTTAGCCGCTTCGGTAACAAAAGCTATAAATATAGATAGTACATTAAATGCAAATGCTACTTTAGTAAGCAATGCTTTAGTGAGCAAAACTTTAATAAGTACATTAAATGCCAATGCTACGACATCGGCTGCAGTTGACGTTGTAACACAAGGCTCTGTTAGTGTTGATGCCTCATTAACTGCTTTAGGCACTGTTGCAGCTGACATTAAGCGTACAGTTACTTTGCAAAGTAGTCCAACTACCAGTGCATCAACTGCCTTAGATGCTAAACTTACCAAAGTAATTGACGCATCTATGAGTGCTGCTGCAACTACTCAAAGCACGGCACAATTAACCATATCAGTTAACGCAGCTGCAAATGCTACGGCTAACACTACGGCAAATACTTCATTATCATACACAGTCAATGCCCAGTTAAATTCAACTGCACAGACAACAGTTGACGCACAAATAACAAGGATTATATCCGCGGAAATGACTGCAACTGCACAGACAACGGTTCAGGCAGGCATCGGTGTTACCTTTGTAGCTTCTGCCATGGCATCGGCATCGTTGACAAGTGCAAACATTACAACTGTTGATAATGTAGTGGCAAGTTTATCGGGAGCGGCAACGGTTACAGGTGCAACATTAGATGTAATACAACCAACATTTAGTGCAGATTATTTAATTGTTGCTGGTGGAGGTGCTGGTGGCGGAACTGCAAATGGTGGTGGTGGTGGTGCTGGTGGTTATCGTAAATTTACAAGTCAAACATTATCTAAAATATCTTACACAGTTACCGTTGGTGGCGGTGGTACAGGTACTGCTAATGCTGGAGGTAATGGTAGTGATTCTGTGTTTATAAATACTGCAAATGGCGGTGGTGGTGGTGCAAAAGGACAGACTGGAACTGCTGCGGCATTAGGTGGTTCTGGTGGCGGTGGTGGTGGTAAAGACCCAGGTGTTGCAGGAGTAGTTACAGGAGGATCTGGTAATGAGGGAGGATTTTCACCTGTTGAAGGATTTGCAGGTGGCAATGGTATATCAATTTATTGGTACTCTGGTGGCGGTGGCGGAGGTTCTGCTGCTGTGGGTGCTATTGGACAAGGAGGATTAATTGGTGCTGGTTCTGGTTCATCGATAGGAGGTGCTGGTGGTGGTGCTACATCTGACAGTATAACTGGTTCATCTGTTGCAAGGGCAGCAGGTGGAGGTGGTGCAGCCTTTGGAACAGGAGGATCTGGAGTTAGTGGTGTATCTGGAAATGGTGTGATAAGTGGTAATGGTGGTAATGGTACTGATTTCCGTGGCGGTGGAGGTGGCGGTGGTGCTTCATCTGGTGGTAGTGGTGGTAAAGGTGTAGTTATAATTAGATGGTTAACATCTGCTGCAACTATTACATTGTCTGGAGGTGCTGAAACAGGCGCACAAAGTTACACAGATGGTAGCTTTAGTATTAGAGAAATAAGAAATTCGGGAACTGTAACATTCTCATAAAATGGCACATTACGCACTTTTAAATAATGAAAATTTTGTTACTACTGTTATAAGTGGTGCAGATGAAATTTATCAAATAGATGGTTTGGACACTGAAACAAATTATTCAAATTTGTATAATTGTGTTGCTAAACGTACATCTTACAACACGCATGGCGGCATCCATTACCAAGCCGACAACAATACACCAAGTCAAGACCAAAGCAAGGCATTTAGAAAAAACTATGCAGGAATTGGCTACTATTACGATAGCATTAGGGATGCTTTCATACCTCCTAAACCTTTTCCATCATGGATATTAAACGAAGATAGTTGCCTTTGGCAATCACCAATACCTTATCCAAATGATGGCAAAATGTACACATGGAATGAGGAAACAGGCAACTGGATAGAAATAAACCTAACACAATGAAAATAGTTATTTTTACAAACATCAACTCCCCTGCTACCGACTTTTACCGGACAGTTGGCTGCTATGCCTACATGGGCCATGATATAAGATACCTTGCCATTGAATCGGCAAAGTGGTATGATTTAATGGATGTTGATGTGGTAGTGGCTAAATCTCCTAATGGCATGGCATACTTTGAAATGCTAAGAGAGTGTAAGAGGATGGGTAAAAAGATCATTATTGATCATGACGATAATCTACACGAAACAACACGAACTAACCCGGCACACGTTGGACTAAGCCATGAGGCAATGCGTAAAACGGTGGAGGATTGTTTTGCCTTTGCTGACCACATTATTTATTCTACCGATGCCTTGCAAAAGTATTATATGCCCTATCACGAAGGCATTGCAAGCACAGTTATAAATAATGGATGGAATCCAATCATTCAGCCATTCATGCCAGTACCAAAGATTGAGGATAAAATAAGATTTATATGGCGCGGATCTATGCACCACTTGGATGACATAGGCAGCATAGCAAGTTATATAAACGAGTTAGCGGAAGATGAGAGCTGCGATGTTGCCATGCTGGGCATACAAGATTTTATTATGGCTCACTTGTTTCCAAAAGTAAAAACAAAGGAATGGAATAGCTCACTGTTTGGCTACTTTGAAACATTAAACAATAGCCAATGTCACTACGGATTATTTCCGTTACTTAAAAACGATTTTAACTTTGCAAAGAGTAATATATTTGCCATTGAGATGTTAGTTGCTGGCGGTGTAACTATTGCGCCAAAGGGCATACCAGAGTACAATATTCCAGGTGTGATAAAGTACGAAAACTTTGGCGATGTTTTAATAGCTGTAAAAAACAAGGACTTTGACAGAGACGCAATAGTAAAGGAGGGAAGAGAGTATTTGAACGATGTGCTTAGAGTGGATAAGCAAAACAAAAAGAGAGAACTAATTTTAAATAATTTAAACTAATAAATCATGGCAGCTTTTTCAAATTATTTGGAAGACCAAATAACAGGATGGATAGCAGGCACATCAATGACTGCTCCAACGGCAACCTTTGTACAGTTGTATAATGGTGATCCGACAGACACAGGATTAGGAGGTACTCCTATTGTAATTGCAACTGCGGCAAGAACATCTATTGCGAGTGGCGTAGGGTCATGGACAAGAGGTACAGGGGGAAATGGTACAATTACAAATGCATCTGCTTTCACTATTACTACAAGTGCAACAGCTACGGCATCTGCTACTCACGTTACTGTTTGGGACGCATCTGCATCTGGTAATTTACTTTTCTTTGGTGCATTGACGACTGCAAAAACAATAGCATCAAGTGATGAGGTAAAATTTACTTCAGGTACTTTGACGCTTACAATTGCCTAAAAAATAGGAGAATGCTTATGTGTTCTCCTATTTAAAACCTTACTATGTCGTATCTTAGTCAAAAACAAATATCTCACTTACGAGACTTACAAAAAACCAATTACAAAGGTAAGCGGTCAAGTAGTGCTTTAGTGGTTACAGGTTTGGCAGATGCGGTTTTGGAAATGGAAAAAATAATGCGAGTTGTATCATTAGAACAAAGGCATGAAATTATTAATTCAGCAACTCCTATTGCTTTACAAGTATATAAGAGTTTAGTGCCTGTATCTAAAAAGACACATTACTTTTCATCATGGGGAGAGAAGCAAAATAAATTAGGCATAGGAAGATACGACAGAGAATATCATTATAAAATTGAACCAGGCAATTTAAAAAGGTCTATTCAAATATTAAGCGATATTCTTAAAAAATACAAGTGGAAACTTGGTGCAGTAGGCCCACATTATATAAAAGATATGGGCGAAGGTACTTTGTTAAATAGTGGCGATAAATACAATGGCTTTTATGCGCACATGGTTTATGGATCAGCAAAGGCATGGAGGCAAAAGATTGTATTAAAAGCAAGAAATTTAGCACAAATACCAGTGTTCAAAGCAATGTCACAAGAGGCAAGAGCTCAAATAAATGGTATGCCTAAAAACTGGTGGAAATGATAGGAAAAGTTATATACGGAAGGTTAATTAACGATGTTAATGTTACTACCATTGTTGGAGAAAAAATATATCCTGACTTAACTCCTCAAGATGTTCAGTATCCCTTTTGCGTATATACTATCGTCAACTCCACTCCCGTTGATTTTAAGGATGGGCAAAGTAACTTAGAGGAAGTGCAATTTCAGATTGATTGTTATACTCAAAGCTATGATAGTACGCAAGAGCTTGCAAACAATGTTAGGAACAATCTTGATAGATTTACGGGCACTGTTAACACAGTTAGTGTGCAAACTATTAAATATATGTCAAGCGATTCACAAGTCTACAATCCTACTTTAAATGTTTACTGGATGTCAGTTGATTTTATGGCAAGAATGAAAAGATAACTATGAAACTAAGATTAATAAAAGAGTGGAACGGCAAGCCAGTTGGCGCGACAGGTGTATTCCTCTCCGACTTTGGCCAGCAGCTTGTTGCCGATGGCATTGCCGAGCATCTTGACGATGACTTTGTCGTTGAGCAGATGCCAGAGAAGAAAGCGCAAGAGGCAGCTCAACCTATTTATATTCCAGTGCCAATGCCAATGGAGTATTTTCAAGATGAGAATGAATTGGAAAAGATTAATGATAATATAGATTTGAAAAAAGCTAAAAAATAATATTATGGCAACAACTGGAATTGTTAATGGTACGTTGATGCGCTTGTATAAAGATTCGACTGCAATCGG